TATGGCAATTAAATCCAAATCCAGACACGATTTGACCCTGCGCTCCATCAAGCGGGAAATTGCAGCAGGACGCGATGTTGCGTTCTGGCTGGATAAAGCATATATGCACTACGACAACGGACTGCTGACGGAGGACGATATCGCAGAGGTGGAAGCCCTTGCGCAGGCGTACTACGATGCGCTAGACGCGGAGGACAAGGCGAACTCTGAACAGCAGCAGACTCAAAGGTAATAGGAGAAGCCATTAGGGAGCTAAAGTCTTCTTGCGTTACTGGAATTTTACAATCTAAATTTGGAAAGATAATGTTGACTTATGCTGACGGTTATACATCCGAGATAGTGATTTATGCCGTTCTTGCATAATTTATAAATAGTTGTTTTAATTAAACACATATTATACATTTTGTTAAATTATAGAATCACTTTTAACAAATAGGTGATTATTATGACGGTAAATGAATCGAAATTTATTATTCAGAAATTAATCAAGTATTCTATGGAAGAACTTGAAATGGCAGAACATTATCAAAAAATGATGGCCCACATGGAAGATTCTTCTGCGTTCTCTAAATTTAAAGAATTTGCGAACCAAGAACTTGCTCACCATGAATACGATTTTTCAATGGCAATGTCTATGGCACAGAAACTAAAAGATGAAAATGAGATTGCAGATGTGGACGAGTTTATAAATGGTATTTATAAGCAGAATCAGACACATTGGAAGGAAAAGATTGTTTGGAAAATTGCAAACGCAAAGCCAAAAACCTCTCGTTAAATGATGCTGGGCGAAGGGACTAGAGGTCGTTAAACAGCGACGATAAATGTTAAAGGTGTTGGAATAATACCACGGTATTATACAGTATCTTTGATTTTAAATGTTTATTGCTATGGCAACTATCCATGAGTAGAAATGCTTGTGGATAGTAACGATGGCAATAAAGTCATCGTGGAATTAAAGGAGTCATTTGGAGTGAAAGGAGTACACATGGAAGATAGTCTACTTAAATGTAAAGACGAAACCGATAAGGAATATGGTTTGCGTTTAGCTATGAATAAAGATATCTATGGTATTAGCTGGACTAAGATTTGTGACCTTATGTTTGAAGCAACTGGCGTAAGAAAAGACGAAAGTGCTTATCGTAAATATTATATGGCGTTCCTTGATGGAGTTGATTATCAAAAGAATAAAGACCCGTCTGAACAAATGGACGAGTTAATGAATAAAGAGCTAGATATTAAATTGAAAACTGTCAAAATGCGTGATTATAGAGCGGCTCTCAACCGTGATGTTAATAAGATTGCTCGTTTTGATATGCTTAAACAAGATATTTCAGACTATGTTATTAAAAACCATTTGGAGTTTAATGATAATAAAAGTAACTTTTCATCAACCGAGAAGAGCGCTATTTTATGCCTATCTGATTTCCATTATGGTATGGTAACTGATAATTATCTTAATAAATATAATCCTGAAATCTTCCATAAGCGCATGACCAAACTTTTTGACGCAGTTGTTAAGAAGATTTATTCTGAAAAGATTGGTACTCTGTACGTTATTAATTTAAACGATGCTATTTCTGGATATATTCATAATACTGTTCGGATTGAGAATCGTAAAAATGTTATTGAACAGGTAATGGAAGTTTCTAATGCTTTGGCAGAGTTTCTAAATGGGCTTTCTCAACATTGCAATATTGAATACTATTCTGTTATTGATAATCATTCTCGTTGTATGGCTAATAAATATGATAGCTTGCAAAATGAAAATTTTTCTCTTCTTGTTGACTGGTATTTGAAAGCAGCTCTACGTTATGTCCATAATATTCATATTAATGATAATGAACTTGATAATGATATTCTAACGTTCAGTATTTATAACTGGAATTATTTAGGTTCCCATGGAGATAAAGATAGCATTCATGATATAGTTCAGAATATGACACTTCTAACCCATAAGTTCTATGATGCAATGTTTATCGCACATAAACACCATGTAGAGTCTAAAGAAGTTGATGGAACTATGGTTTTTATGAATGGTTCTCTTTGTGGTACAGATAATTATGCTAAATCTTTGCGTATTACTTCTCACCCTTCCCAGACTATGTATATTGTCACTCCTGATAATCCTTATGAATCTATAAATATTATCCGTTTGGACTAAGGTGGTGGTTACATGGCTATTGCTAAAAAAGGAAAACAAATCGGAGAAGAGACGAAAAAGAAACTGATTTGCATTAGTTGTGGCTGTGGAGTTCAAAATAATTTCAATGCCACAAAAGATGAATATCATAAGTTCTTTAATAAGATACCATATTGTAAGGATTGTGTCAAGTCTATTTATAAAGGATACTTGGTAAAATACAACGGCAATACAAACCTCGCTATTTATTTTACTTGTAGGAAAATTGATATTCCGTACATTCATCAAGCGTATTTGGCGGCTATGAAAGAATCTCAGAATGAAAACTCTGTGTTAAATGGAGAAGAAAACCTATTGCCAATTTATCTAAAGAATCTTGCATTCGCAGATAAAAATGGTTGGGGTTCGAGCTTTGACGATTCTCAAGGCGAAAATAATATCGAAGGTCTTAGTAACTATGATGTTTATACAAAGATTAAACGTCCCAAGAAAGTTACTGGCGAGCTTGACGATGACGATAATTATGAAGATATTGAATTTAGTACAGCATATTTGCAAAGTGTATGGGGAAGGTTTGATAATGATGACCTAGCATATCTTCAAAATGAATATATGGATTGGGAATCTAAACTGGGTCAAATTGATACTAAAGATATTGATGTTATTGTAAAGCAAATCTGTCATACGACTCTTCAAATTAATAAAGCTCGTGAAAATGGGCAAGATGTTACAAAAATGATAAACTCTCTAACATCACTTATGAATAATGGCGGCTTGCTTGAAAAGCAGAACAAGGCTGTTCAAAATTCTAAGGTTGTTGGTCAGCGCATTGAGGATATTGAGACCTTTAGACCTGTTAAGAAGGTTGACCCTGAATTAGCTGATGTTGATAGCAACCAAATGCTATTCGATGCGTTTGTTGGTTGTACAGCAAGAGCTTTGGGTAAGAATAATAAATATGTTGAAAGATTTGAAAAAGAGTTTGAACCTTATAGTATTGATATAATTGAAAACGGTAAGGCTCAACTTCTTGGAACGGAGGGTGATGAAGAATGTCAGAATCAGACAAAATCGTCATCCGAAGATTGAAAAAGAAACGTGTTACGCTCCAAGAACAATACAATGAAAACTTTGAAGCATGGGTGGGATATTGGAGGGCAAACCCTCAAAGATTTATAACTGAATACCTAGGCTTACCACTGTATGATTTCCAAAAGGTTTTAATTTGGGAAATGAATAATACTGCGAACTATATATTTATAGGTAGTCGCGGAATTGCGAAGTCTTCTCTTACGCTAGACTTTTGTTGTCAAATGGCAATTCTTTATCCCGGTCTCAAAATCCTTGTAGTTTGTCCTGTTAAATCCCAAAGTAAACAATTTGTCAAAAAGATTTATGAATATATGCGTATGAGCAAAAATCTTGAGCAAGAAATCAAGATTGATAAAATAAAAATTGGTGTTAATGAATGCCAAATCCCATTCAAAAATGGTTCTACAATTTTTACTGCAACTTACGGTGAAAATGCTTTGGGCATTCGCGCCCACATACTAATCGTTGACGAATTTGTTCGTACAGAAAAAGAAGTTATCACTCGTGTCTTTGACCCAATGCTTTCAGACTCAAGAAAACCAAGATATCTCGATTTAACTCCTGCGCAAAGAGCAGAAGAATATAAACATGAAGAGTTAAGAAAGGTTTATCTATCTTCTATCAGACGAGCAGATGAATGGTCTTATAAAACTTTTGAAGACTATGTTGATTGGATGACGGATGGGAACAGAGATTACTGTGCGACTGTCATTAGTTATGTATTGGGCGTAAAGAATGGATTTATTAGTAAAAAGAAAGTAGAAGATACTTTTAAATCCAATCTTGAAAATATGAATATTTTACAGGCTGAATACAATGGTAT